AAATTATTATCTTTATTAAAACAGACAGTATGAGTTGGTTATACAAAGGTGAAGTATTTAATGACAGCAAAATTCCAGATGGTGCTGTAGGTTTCATTTATGAAATGGAGGCAATCATTGATGGTAAAGCAGTCCGTTATATTGGTAAAAAGAACTTTCATTCTACAGTTAAGAAGAAACTTGGAAAGAAAGCTATTGAAGCAATGACAGACAAAAGAGCATCTAAATACACTTTTGTTAGCAAAACTAACTATGAAAACTATTACAGTAGTAATAAAGTGCTACAGGATGCACATAAAGCAGGAGTACCTATAAAAAGATTTATGGTTAGGATATGTTTCTCAAAGACAGAGTTAACATATCATGAGACTAAATTTCAATTTGTAAGAGAAGTGCTTGAAAAAGAAGAATATCTAAATGCCAATATTCTTGGCAGGTTTTACAAAATCAAATAGTATGAATGAAATAAATATGATGGGTACCCTTGTCAAATTAGCTGACTTGGGAGTAACTGGTATTAAGGTACAATATGAAGGATCAGGTGATTCTGGTTGCATTGAAAATGTAGTTTACACTACAGAAAAAATGGATAGAGATGAAGAAGCAGCATTTGATGATATAAATGATATAGAAGTATGGTATCAGGATGCAAAACATCTTAGAGAATTAGATTCAGGTCTTGCTTCTGATATAGAAAACTTTGTTGAAGACAAATTACTCCAAGATATTGAAGATTGGTGGAATAATGATGGTGGTTATGGTTCAGTATGTATTTTAATTCCTTCAGGTAAATATAAAATCTACAATGATATTAGAATTACCCAGGTAGAGAGTTATTTTCATGAAGGTTCTTTAATTCAAAAGACATTGTAATGGCACATCCAGAACAGCATGCTGTATCATCAGCAAGAAAGTTTGGAGGTATTCCAGAAGACTATGTAGAAATTCATGAATGGTTTGATGCTACTAAAGCATGGGTAGGTCATTCTAAACATAGAATGTTCCGTCATCACAGTGAGGGTATATTTGAATGTGAAAAAATATTTGGGCCTTATCTGCTAAATTCTGATAACAAAAAAGTGTATACCAGATATGTTGGTGAACAACATGTAAAAGAAGATTGCAATGGATATATTCCAAGTGCAAAAGAATGGTTAGATATGATTGCATCTGGTGAAATTAAAGACTGGGCTATTAAAACATTAAAAATTGAAGACTAATGACAAGAGATGAATTAAAGAATCTGATTAACATGTTTCAATCAAGTGATGCTGAGAACCATATTGTTGCATTTCATGCAATTGAGAACAGTACACTTGATAATAATGAGCTAGTATTATTGTATAAATTTTCAGGACAACCATTTGCACAATGGAAGAAAGAAATTCCAATGACTGCACAGAGGATTGCTGATGTAATTGGTGATGAAGCCATAGCATTATCATCTGCACGTGTGCTTGGTATTATTACTAACAATAAAGCAGCCAAACATGTAATAGAAACATTCCTGGAGTTTTTTATCCGGGATTTAACCAGTATGTTAGGAAGCATAGGGTATCCAATGGACAAAGTAGACATCAACGTAAAAATAAAAGATGATGGACAAAGCACAGAGTCTTAGTAAAATAAGTAAAGAATTAATGTTGAAAGAGCCCTATTACGGGTTCTTTCTCATTATGTTAAATAAAGTTTGGAGAAAAGATCTCCCAACTGCAGGAGTAAGCAAACAAAATATTAACTATCAATTAGCCATTAATGAGGAATTCTGGACTGGTTTAAGTGATATGCACAAGATGGGCTTACTGAAACATGAATTGCTCCATATTGCATTTGGACACCTTACAAGTTTTAGTTCTTTTAGTAACAAAAAGCTTGCTAATGTTGCTATGGATATGGAAATTAATCAGTATATTGAAGACTCTTGGCTGCCAGAAGGAGGTATCAGAATTGAAGACTATGCAGATCTCAAACTAGATAAAAGAGCTGGTTGTAGATATTACTATGACCAGCTTCTCCGTCTTCAAGATGAGAAGGATAAGAATGGTACTACAGGTAATGATGCCATGGACAAACTTCTTGACAATGTAGCTAGTGGAGATATTCCAGATCATAGCACATGGGAAGAGTTTGATGACATGACTGATGCTGAGAAAAAGCTAATTGAAAAGCAAGTTCAGAAGATTCTACAAGATGCAAAAGAACAGACTGTAAAGAAACGTGGTAATGTACCAGGTGAGATTGAGGGTCTAATTGTAGTTGAGGAGTTTACTGCACCTAAGTTTGATTGGAAAGGTTATCTCAGAAGATTTACTGGAGTAAGTACAAAAGTATTTACTAAGAAGATCAGAAGAAAAGAGAACCGTAGATATGAAGATAATCCAGGTCTGAAGATTAAGATGCGTCAACACATGTTGCTTGCTATTGATACTTCAGGTTCAGTAAGTGATACTGAGCTTGCTGAGTTTATGAATGAGATTCATCATATCTATAAGGTAGGAGTAGATATTACTGTGGTACAGTGTGATACTTCTATCAAATCTATTGAGCCTTATAGAGGCAAGAATGAAATTAGTGTATTAGGAAGAGGTGGGACTGAATTTGATCCCGTCCTAGATTATTACAATGCAAACCTAAAGAAATATACAAGCTTGGTATATTTCACTGATGGTGAATGTTATACATCTGTAAGACCAAGAGGTAAAGTCCTATGGGTCTTGTCAGAAAGATCAGGCATGAATGAAGACCTACCAGGTCAAGTAATTAAATTAGAATTATAAAAACAAACATTATGAACACAGTACAATTGAATGCAGAAGAGTTAAAGAGTTTTATCAAGCACATGGTAAATAATAATCAGCACATCCAAGCTCAGGGTAAAGTTCCTGTAGCTGTCAATATTGAGGGTGATGCTGGTCTTGGTAAGACTTCAACTATTTTACAATTGGGTAAAGAGTTAGGAATGGATGTTGTAAAACTTAATCTATCTCAGATTGAGGAGTTAGGTGACCTTGTTGGTTTTCCTGTTAAAGAATTTCTTGTAAAGAACCAAGAAGGTAAACAAAGATGGATTACTGAAGCTCAAGTAAATGGTGCTCTTAAAGCAGGTTATACTGTAGCTGATAAGAGAATGTCTCATGCTGCTCCTGAGTGGATTCAAGGTAAAGGTGAGGGTGGTTTCCTAATCTTGGATGACTATACTCGTGCCGACCACAGATTTATGCAAGCTACTATGGAGATTCTTGACCGTCAAGAATATGTATCATGGAAGCTTCCTAAGAACTGGCATGTTATCTTGACTTCAAATCCTGACAATGGTGACTATAATGTTACTAGTCTTGACGTAGCTCAGAAGACCAGATTTATTTCTGTTGAAATGAAGTATGATGTAGCTGTATGGGCTAAGTGGGCTGAGACTGCAGGTATTGATGGTAGATGTATTAACTTCATGTTGATGCACCCAGAGCTTGTAACTCAACGTGTAAATCCAAGAGCTATTACTACATTCTTTAATGCTATTAGTTCTATTCCTAAGTTTGAAGAACAGTTGCCACTAATCCAAATGATTGGTGAGGGTTCTGTAGGTGCAGATTTTTCTAGCATGTTTACTATGTTTATTAATAATAAACTAGATAAGATTATTTCTCCTGAAGATATCCTTACTAAGGATGAAGCATATGTAAAGGGTGCTATTCTATCTTCAGTAGGACAAGGTGATGATTTCCGTGCGGACTTATCCAGTGTCATTGCAACACGTGTTATTAACTATGCACTTACTGTTGCTGACAAAGGTGGAGTTCCACAGCCTATGATTGATAGATTGGCTAAACTAACTACAGAGTTTGATGGTTTTACAAATGACTTAAGATACTATATGGTCAAAGAGATTGTAAATGGTAACAAAGTTAAGTTTGCAAAGCTTATGCAAGATACTAACGTAGTTAAGATGGCAATTCAGTAATAACTAAGGGGGTGTAACAGCCCCCTTTATTTTATAATTATGAAAAGAGCAGTATTTTTTGATAAAGAAGATGAAGTATTCAATGTAGATGTAAGATATGTACTTGAAGATCCTTCAAAATTTGAACTATTTACAATAAGTAAAGGGTATACTCCTGCACAAGGAGATACAATTTATCTTATGCCGGGTGTTAATATCCCAAGAGCCAAACTGAAAGACCTAGCACTTAATCAAGGAATTAAAGTAGTAAGAGATTCTGATAAGGCAAATGTAATAATTACCGGTAAAGCTACTACGGGTAAAGTATTAAATGGTAGCTGGTATTATACAGCACCTATTGCTAAGATTGAAGAGTATCTTGATAAAGTTAATGTAGATGATTATTATAAAGATAATCTACGCACAGCTATGCAATCTTCAGAATCACAGAATGTATATTTTAATTATAGTACTAAAGTTAGTATAACTAGTAATGTAGTTACTAGTGTATTTACTGGAAGTTCTAATCACTATTATTATATACATGATGAGTGGAAAGAATTGATTGATGACTGTCAGAACAAAGTAGTTTATGATGAGTCTGAATTGCTTGCTATGATTAATGGTGATGATGCTGTAACAATTACCAATGAGATATATACTCAGTTGCGTGAGATGTTTAAGAGCTCAGACAGAGATAATCATATCATGGCCATGGAGATTATGGCAAACTCTAACTATGTAGAGAGTGCATTATATCTACTCATGCTACTTGAAGAATATGGTGGTAGAATAGCAAACTGTAATACTAAAAACCATGTTAACTTCAAGTCTATGGTTAGTTACTTTGGTCTTAGAGTAAGAGATCTAGAATATCTAGAACCAGATGATGTTTCTAAGAAATTAGTTTCACTAAATCTTCTTACTACAGAATGGCTAAATATTCTTTTTGAATCTAGACTTGACTGGTTTATTACAAACATTGCTAGAAGTTCAACCTTTAGTGTAGCAAGTGTTGTTCCTACTCCAGATGTTGCAGCAGTTATTGAGTCTGAGTATAGAGCAGAAGTTAGCTTTGATGACAAGAAGAATCCAGTATTTGAGTTTGCTACAGGTCTTGATGAAGTTTCTGAAGAAATAGAAGAAGTAGATCAGGATGATTTAAGTGCACCAGTTCTAGAAGAATCTAATGAGTTACCTCCACCACCTGAAGAAATTATTCTTGAGGAAATAGTACTTGTATCAAATAACAATCAAATAGAAGAAACTAATGAGTCCACTGACATTGACTGGTTCTGATGAACTAGAACTATTCTACAAGAAACCATTCTGGTTTAGCTACAGTAGCATTAATAAGCTGTTGTTCTCACCTAGGATGTTTTACAGTCATTATGTTTTGAATCAGAAAGAAGATAGTACGGACGCGCACCTGGTAGCAGGGCGTGTCCTACACTGTCTTTTATTTGAGCCAGACAACTTTGACAAACAATTTATTAGCATGCCAGGCAAATATCCTACGGATAGCCAGAGAAAGATTATTGATAATATTTTCAAGTACCATTGTACAGTTGGAAATGATTCATTATCTTTGAATGATTACTCTCAAGAAATACTCTCAGAATTAGTTACAGCAAATCTCTACCAGTCTCTTAAAACAGATGCTCAAAGACTAGATAAAGTTCTCACAGAAGAAAATAAATCCTACTTTGATTTCTTAAAGGAAAGTCTTGATAAGACTATAGTAGATGAGGTTACTTTGAATAACTGCAAAGAATCTTTGATAGAACTAAAATCTAATCAAGCAGTAAGAGCCCTTTTACAATTGGATAAAACTCCTAATGATGTTCACATAAAAACATTTAGTGAGCATATGATTAGTATTAATCAGGAGCATTTACCATTTGGCTACAAGGGTATCTTAGATAATGTGGTAATGGATTATGATTCCAAGACCTTATTTATTAATGACTTGAAGACTACAGGTAAAGACATTGCATCTTTCCCGGAGTCTGTGGGTTATTATAAGTATTGGATTCAGGCTGCCATTTATCACAAGCTTGCCTGGGAGAATTTTATTAAACCACTTCCAGATGCTGTTGAATGGAATATAGTAATTACATTCATAGTAATTGATAAGTACAACCAAGTGTATCCTTACCAGGTAAGCAAAGAAACATTAGAAATGTGGTTAGCTGACTTTGAGGACATAGAAGATAGAATAAAGTATCACTATGTAAACAGAGAATATAAACTACCATATGAATTAGCTTTAGGTAATGTAACACTGTAATTATGGTAATTAATTCAATCTATAGAAAATACTTTCAGAAGTCTAAGATATTTTTATATCCGCTCTTAGACATTAAAAGGGGTACAAGTGTAGTTCCAGAAGATACTTATGTATCATGGGAAGACAAATATACCCCTGAGGATATGAAGCTTATATGTGTTTATCATCATAGAACTGATAAAGAGTACCAAGAGTTTGAACAAAAAGTTCTGCTACAACACAATAGGCTGTTTGAATATGTTAGAGGAGACAAAGAAAAGAGCATCTTTGTATTTGATTTCTCTGACAAAAGGGATGATTGGAATAAGTTTTTAGATGGCAAGTATAGTAAACTGTCACAAGAATCTAGAGACAAGGTAATAAACTTTTTTGAGAAGTATAGTGGTAACTACATATACATATATAGTTATCTTAATCCAGAACAGTGGTTTGAAAGATATGCGGAGTTATTAGGTGTACATAAAAGTGAGCTGGAAAGTGTAGGTGAACTATGCAGTAAACCAGATTTTGATAAAGAACACCTAATTTTTATTGTCGCAGATTTGGAAAACATAGAAATTCTAGATTAATTTGTATAAAAATATAACCAACATGGAAAATAGTATGATGCTTATTAACTCTGAGTGGAGTGGTAAGCCAAGTTTTAGAGCCATCCCAGTATCGGAGGCTTCCCCTTATGTAGAATGTATCTTTGATCCAGAAAGCAAAGTCTTTGTAGTTATTTCTAAACAAAAAAGAAATACTTTACAGATGTTACCTAAGCTTGATGAGTATGGACAGCCTATTACAGGGACAAAAGGAATGAAACAAGAACGTCACAAACTTGAAGTATTTCAAGAATATTACATTAGTGATGTAGAATCTATTAAAGAATTGATTAACTTAGTTGTGGTTAACAAAGATTTTAATTATCTTAGCTTTGTCAATTCATAATGTGAATTAATTAAGGGTGAAAACAGTAAAAAAGGGTAAATATATAGTTTACCTTTTTTTATGCGGTAACGGGGGGACAGCTTAACTGAACACTAATATCATGAGAACACATTGGGTAATGGACTATGAAACTCTTAGTAATTGTTTCATAGCAGTATTTGAAGACATTAGGTCTGAAGAAAAAAGAATCTTTGTGGTACATGAATCACAGAATGATATCCTAGAACTTGTAGAATTCTTACAGCAGAACATTGCACAAGATGAGTGGCATGTAAGTTTTAATGGTCTTGGCTTTGACAGTCAGATTACTGAGTATATTCTCAGAAGTAGGGATACTGTTATTCATAACACAGGAGATAAGATAGCTAAGTGGTTATATAGTAAAGCACAGGATATAATCTACAAACAGAACCGTGGTGAGTTTTTAGATTTTTCTCCTAGAGATTTACAGATCAACCAGATAGATGTCTTTAAACTAAATCACTGGGATAATAATGCTAAGAGAAGTTCTTTAAAGTGGATTCAGTATACCATGGATTGGCACAACATTATTGATATGCCTATTCATCATACTAGTACAATTACTGCAGAACAGATTCCAGAGATTATTAGATATTGTATTAATGATGTTAAGTCTACTAAGAAGATTATGCAGCTCAGTAAGAGCCAGATTGAACTACGTAGAAACTTGACAGAAGAGTATGGTATCAATCTATTCAGTGCTTCTGAGCCAAGAATTTCTAAGGAGTTATTCCTGATGTTCCTGAGTGCACAGACAGGAATTAGAAAGTGGGATCTGAGACAGATGCGTACTCATAGAAGTGTCATTAAGGTTAAAGATATTATCTTACCTTATATTGAATTTAAGACAGCCACATTTCAGAATCTACTTAAGAAGTTTAAAGAAGTAAATATCTATACCGGAGAAACTAAAGGAGGTTTTAAATACTCTGTACAGTACAAAGGTGTAAAGACTGATTATGGTCTTGGTGGTATTCATGGTGCTAGAAGAAGCAAGGTCTATAAGTCTGATGAGGATATGGTAATAATGACGTCTGACGTTACTAGTTTCTATCCTAATCTGGCTATTAGAAATAAGTGGGCTCCAGCACATTTACCACAAGAAGAATTCTGCAGTCTGTATGAATGGTTCTTTGAGGAAAGGAAAAAGATTCCTAAATCTGATCCTAAGAATTATGTATATAAGATTATCCTAAACTCAACCTATGGGTTAAGCAATGATGAGAATAGCTTCCTGTATGATCCTGAATTTACAATGAGGATTACTATTAATGGTCAGCTAAGTTTGTCAATGCTGTATGAGATGATCTGTGAAGAGATTCCTGGTGCAATTCCACTAATGCAAAATACAGATGGTCTTGAGACAATGATTCCAAGACAGTATGTAGACAAGTATATGGAGATTTGCAAGAGATGGGAAGAGATGACTAATCTACAGTTAGAACATGATACTTATAGTAAGATTGTTCTTGGTGATGTGAATAATTACATTGCAGTTACTGAAGAAGGTAAGTCTAAATGCAAGGGCAGATTTGAGTACAAAGATTTGGCCATGCATAAAAACAAGAGCTTTTTGATTATTCCTAAAGCTTTACATGCATATTTTGTAGATGGAACAGACCCTGAAGACTTTATGAAAGCTAACACAGATATATTTGATTACTGTGGTGGTGTTAAGATTAAAGGAGACTGGTCATTTCATTTCCATAAAGTAGTAAATGGGGAGTATCGGGATGTTCCTTTACAACATACTATCAGGTACTATGTATCTAATAATGGTGGTAAGATTGTTAAGAAGAACAATGAAGATTTACGGGCTATACAAGTTGAGGCCGGTAAATGGATGCAGACCCTTATGATTGATTATGAAAAGAAAGAGTTTGAGGACTATGATATTAATCTCAAGTATTACCTAGAGAAAGTAAGAAAGGAAATTGAGAACCTTGAACCAAGTACAAACCAACTAAGTTTATTTTAAGATGCCAAAGAAAATTAAAGAATGCGGAAAGACTCACTTGATTAGTGTGCCACTACCAGATCATGGAGATTCTTATACAGTAATTAGCCATGAGTCAGTTATTGATTATGCATACACAGAACTTGCTCAAGCAGGTTTTGGAATTGTATCTGAAGAGT